GCCTTTCCCTGAAATGTGACTTTGCACTGTCTAAAATTTCCATATCCCCTTCCCTTTTTTAGTTATCAAATGGCTGCAGAAGTGATTCCACCAGTTCCTTGAAAACTGAAATTGGCAGAAACAATTGCACCAATTGCATTGGATCTGGAAATGCCTGTGATCAGGGCAGTTCCGTAATACTCGATGTCTCCCGAATCAGCACCTTCAGGATACAAATGAAGACTGACCGAAGCACCGTTCGTCATTGCTCCCTGGCCTGTTGTATCGGTTTCATCATAAAAACAATCGATGGAACCAGACCATGAAACCAGATCTGCAACATATGACCTTGCACTGTTTGCCAGGGCAGTTGTTTCAATCGTATCTGCGGTTTCGTCAAAACTGAATCCTGTGACTTCTGCCACAGTATTAGATCCAATCTTGACCAGACCTTCTGAACCTTTATGTGTTGCCATTTTCCTTTTCCTTTTCTTCTAAAGGTTTTGATTTAGAACCACCAGATTTGGTGGATTTTTTAGAACCCTTTTCAGGTTCTGCCAATGTCCACCCCTTCCGTTGCATTTCTTCAACTTTAGTAGGATGAACATCAATGTCATCAGTTCCTTTTAATGTCATGATCATGGGTTTCCTTTACATGGTTGTGAATCTTGTCCAGGCACCTTTCTTCTTCAACACCTCCTTGAAATGCATTGCAAATTCCTTCTTCATAACCTTCCTGGTTTTATCTTTTACCACCTGTCCGAATTCATAAGTCTTGTTATATTTGGTGGATCTGTTCCAGGAAATCACCATGGCAATGTTCTTTCTTCCCTTTGGTCCCATCCTTTTCCAGATCCCATCCCCACCTGATCTTTTTGCACCCCTTGGAACCCCTGAAAAATACTTTTTATCATCTCCAAGGAATTTGCTGATTGCATCTCTTTTGATATTTCCAAATTTGTTGGTCTTATAGTTCCTATCAATTGGAACAGGAATGGAAGATTTCTTGGGAATTCTTACACCCCCCAGGTTCAACCTGGACATATATTCTGCAGGAAGAATTCCTGCACCCCTGGCAGGTTTTCCAAATGATTTGGAAACAAACCCCACCTTGGATTGAAGGTCATTCTTGTCAGTCTTTTCAACCTGGATTCCTTTCAAAGTATATGGGGTTGGCATATGAACTTGTTTGGGCAGATTGCTTTTCAATGCCCTTTGACATTCGAAGGCAATCCCATTCAGGGTGTTTCTCATGATCGATGGCAGATGCTTCCTTTGGGAATCCCTCAGATATTTGCTGAAGTTCTTGAAATCCCCCTGTAGATTGATATTCATCATTGGGCAACATCTGGGCTTTGTGCATTAGTGAAATACTGGACAGCAAAAAGCATGGTCACATATCCAACAGGTTTGGCACCTGAAGAATCATAAGAAATTTCAGTGGATGAAATGTATAGATCCTTTGCCAATCCATTGACTGTTCGATCACTTGACAAAGCAACTTCCACTTCTTTGCAGATGTTGTCCACAACCCCATCAAAATCAGAATTACTTTCACAATATCCCTGAACAATTAAAGAAAGATTTCTTTCCAACAATCTATCTGGTCCAAGTCTGATGGGTTCAGATTCTTCTGATGTTGTATATACGAGCAACCCTGGAAGATCCCCTGATTCCAGGGGATAGATTCTGGATTCAAAAATATTTGATCCTGTGGTGCTTAATCCAGTACAGTTGGAAACAATTCTGTCTCTGATCTGTTCCCGAATATGGTCTGCCATTGTTATTGTGCTTCTAGTTGAATTTCTGTGATGCCTGTTCCATCTGGTCTGATCACCTTTGCTTTATAGGTGGTGGATGAAATCAGGAAGGTGTCATCAACTGCAATGGATGGAACATCAGAACTTCTGCAGGTTAAAACAGGAACAGTTCCTGAAACCCCCACATCCCCTTCATCGATCAAAACATATTCATTGTTGAATATGATATTGATGCTTGATCCTGAACCCCCTGCAGGGGTGTAAGTGACTGCAGTTCCATGGGCATCAGTATCAAAAAAAGATGCAAGGTCAGAAGCAGATTCCAAGGCCATTGGTTATTTTTTCTTAGGTCTGCCTGATTTCTTTTCTTCTTCAACATGGATCTGGGCATCACCAAAACCAATCAGTTCTATTGCAACATCTTCATCAACATCAATGATGTTTCCAACCTTCTGGGGTTGACTATTTGCAACCACACTTTTCAATATTTTAATTTTCATAAGTTCCCTAATTTGTTGCAGGGAACCCCCCCTTGAACCAGGGGGGAACCCTTCAGATTATTAATCCAGATTAAGGATTAGTGGTTCCAGCAAATGACTTAGGATTCCTCACACAAAAATCTGTGAGATATAATCCAACCACTCTGACTGCACCAGTTGTGGAGTTGCTGTATGGATCTACATTTATCTGCAGACCATTCCCCCAACTTCCCCAAACTAATGAAGACCAGTCACCCAAAAACAGTTTATTGACTGAACTAAAAACACAGTTTTCAGATGCATAAACTGGATACCCCATCAGTCTCCATTCTGCTGTGTTTGGATCAAGGATCATGATGTCCCCATACGTTGCAGTTCTGGGGGTTGCCATCATGTTTGCCAATGCAGTCGATGCACCCACCCAATTCAGGTTTCCACGTAGTGCATTGTTACTTGCTAATCCCTTCCACATGTTGACAATATCACTCTGCAAAGGGGTGTCTGCAGTGGCAAGGGTTTCCATTGTTATACCACTGGTTGAATTAACTCCAGTAGGGGCATTGGAAGATCCATCTCCTACTATGCCTTTGTTTTCAATTTCCACAGCAAGGGTTCTGGCAATGTCATTTCTGACGAATGCTTCAACATCCATTGAACTCTGCTTGAGCAGGGATGCACCGATATCAACATAGGCACCCACAGTTTTCCCATCCATGGTTCTGGCAATGAAAGTCTGATTGGATTCTGTGATTGCTCCATTTTCTGCAACCCAATAGGCTGTGCTTCCTGCACTGATTCCAGGAATGGAAACCTTCCCATTCAGCCCATTCAGTTCTGTGACTCCAACATCACCAAAGACCATGTTCGCCCGCATGACATCAATGAAATTATTGGAAAGAACATCAGTCTGAACTGTATATCCTCCAAGGGAATCTGTCCCTACAATCAAATCTGCACGTTGTTCCAGTTGCTGTCCATAGATGACATCTGATGGAACCCATGCACCCTGGGGATCAATTCCATTTTTGTCTGACTGTGCCCTTGATGCTTCAAATTCAAATGATGCATCTTCCTGCAATTTCCTGTCTGATGGATTTGCAAGTGCCCTGATCAGTTTCATCCAAGAATATTTTGGAAGTTCTTTTGGGGTCATTCCAATGGCATGAACTGTTTCAGGTTTCCTGTTCTTGATTTTTTCAAGAATCTCACATTGGAATTCAGGAACTGTTCTGCCATCAACAATGTATTTTCTGGCAAGATCCTTTTCCCCATGTTCTTCACCATACGATTCAATCTCAGAAATTCTGGCAAGTTCTGCCTTCTGGATTGTTTCTCTAATTTTTCCTTCATCAACCACAGGGGTTGGTGTTGGTTCGTTTGTAATTTGTACTGTTTCCACTTTCTTCCTTTCAAGAATTTGGGTCTTGTGATTCTGGTCTGAAGATCTGCCAACAGTAGCCAGGGGGTCTGCACCAGAAGGAACCACTGAAATTTCCATGGGTTGCCAATCTGTTGCCCTGTATGTTGGGGTTGTTGATTCATCTTCAGTTCTTTCCATTTCATAAATTTTGTATCCAACTGAAACCTGTGACCTGATACCATCCACAATGTCCTGAAAGATTTCTGAAGATAACCTGCCACGGCCAAACTTCAGACTTGCCCTTCCTTTTTTATCTGGTCCGATTGATGCTGATTCAACAACACCCACCTGATCTGAAAATGAATGATTTAACAAAACAGGTGCCCTTTGTTCAAGTCTGCCAAGACGAACAGAAGACCTGTCATGGTCTAGGATTTCATTGCCAAACTGTCTTTCAACTGGTTGCTCACTCGAAAATATAACTTCAACTGTTCTTGCTTCTTCATCGATCACTTCCTGAACCAAGGAAAAATCCCTTGAAAGCATTCCTGTCTGAACCTCCTTGATTTCAAAATCATCCAGGTTTCTTTCAGGATCAAAAAAACCATCTTCATCCTTTTCATCCTGGGGTTCTGCATATCTCAGTTCAGGCCATTCTTCTTTTGTTTCAATTTCTTCTGTGGGTTCCACTTTTGTTTCTTCCATCTTTGATTCCTGAAGGTGTTATTCTTCCCCTTGTGTTGTGTCCACTGATACCTGTTCTGTGAAATCTGGGTCACCAAGTGGTTCACTTGGAAACTTCAACCCTAATCTGTCAATCACTTCTTTTTCATAGGCTAATTGTTCAACCACTTCATCCCAATCTCTGCCAGATGCAGATGCAATATCTGTCAGGGTTTCAACTCCCAACTGAACTGCAAGGGTCTGGGCTTTGATTTCTTGCTCTGGGTTTACATAAGGCCAACCCCGTGGAATCCATCTGATATTCTCAAACTTTGTGACCTTGGACATGGGCAGGTTAGGCAGATCATCATATTCAAACCATCCTGCAGTGATGGACATACGGAGCCACGATTTATAGACCTTGGAACAAAAATTGTGGATCATGAAATTTTGAAGCATCAACCATTGGGATCTTTCTTCTGAAAATCCTGCCCTGATTGAACTGTAGTTCACTGATTCAAGGTCATTGCTCAGGCTGTTGTAGTTGACCAGAAGACCTGATGCCACACTTCTTAAAATGGTCTTGGTAAAATCCTTGTATGCATTGTTTGGATGCCCAGGGTTGAAGGGTTTGAAATCCATTCCTTCAGGCAGTTGCTGAAATGTCCCAGGTTCAAATTCACTAATTAAATTTTCATCTTCATCAACTCCTGTTCCAACATAGGAATCAGATGCTTCTGATGTGAAAAATCCTTGACTGGAACTTGCCACCCTTGATGCTGTCAATTCTGAAAGTTGATATTGGGCAAGCATGTCCAGGGGTCTGATTGCAGTGTTCAACCAGGGAACCCCCCTGGATTGTCCAGGTCTTTCCTGAATGTATAAATGAACCATCTCATCTGCAGGAACCCTTTCTGT